CGTCCAGCAGTGCAACGTTATTTGAAGGAGTCGAACACACTTGGTCGTGCAACTTCGTTAGAGATTTCCCACCATAAGTCACGCCACTGAGACTCGGGGTCGTTGCCGCGTCTGCTTCGCCATGGACGGCGACCATGAGTGCACGCTCCACCCCGGCAGACACAGCGAACGAATTAGGTGAGTTCGTTGTGAAGTCTTGTATATTGATCCAAGAATTTAGTGATGCGACCACGCCAACTCCTTACAGATGAAGATCGTCACTCTGTCATAATACTTACGCGATCGTGAGAATTCCGCTCGCATTGAATGAGATTGTGATGTCACCGCCGTTTGCCGCCGTGTCTGTTACCTCCAGGAAACAGATCGGGATGGCCGTGGTGTCGTCGGCTGTGCCTTCCTTGATGATAAGCACCCCAGTAATACTCCGCGCCCCTACGCCAAGCGACGCCCACGTCAGATCGGCGGTGTTGTCAAAAGTCATCGTGGTTCCGTTGTCCGAAACAGTGACGTTTGACAGCGTCTTGCGCCCGTCGTTTCCGTGGCCCCACGTGAATCCCGACCCGTCCATCTCGTCTAGCGTGGTAATTGCGGACACAGTATCGACGGTCGTATCTGTGTCGGCTGTGGTGTTCGTCATCACGAGCACCGCCTTGAGTGTGGCGGCGTCCAAGTCTAGGGCACCGGTCCCCATGCTAGTAATCGCCACCGGGTAATGTACGCTTGCCATAATAATCCTCGCTTTCTTAGTAGGCGTTATACGTAACGCCATCTCCATCGGTACTTCCCGAAATCCACAAATCATACAATCGAACGCCGCGAAAGCTATGCTCTCGCTCAAATTGCTCAGTGCCAGAACCGTCCAGCATTTTTCCCGCAACCTCGCCTGGACGTGAATCGGTCCCCTCAAAACCAACCCATACCGGGCTTGTGTTCGTGGTTTCGACATATACCTCTACCACGTCAAAAACACCACTATCCGGATTCAAATTGAACCGTTCCGGGCGCGATGCGACCTCGCTCGTGTCGGCTGGAACCGTGATCGATTTTCTACCTGCCTGCATGGTCGCCACCCCTCCTTACCGATAGTCGTTCAGTGTCGTAATCGTGACGAGCTGGTTCGTCTTGTATGAGCCACCGAACATATTCAGCGTCGTGATCGTCTTGAGCGACGCCGAACGCGTGAAGTCCACCATTCCGCCATACACGTTGATGGTCGGATGCGTTCCGCCGAACAGGATGTTTGCCGTGCCGCCATAGACGTCGAACAGCGTGCCGGTAACTGCCGTGTCTTGGTTGAACGTGCCACCCCAGATACGAGTGTTGGTAAACGTAGAGTTATTCGTCACCGTCCCGCCGTATTGTGTGTAGTTGGTGTAGGTTGATCCGGCACCGACGGTGACGGACGAGTCTCCGCCAACGGTCAGCGTTATGATGGGCGCCCCGGTCACGCCCACCATAGTCGAGCCGAGCGCCACGATGCCGCGTTGTATGTGGATCGCGTCGTAGTCCGTGGTCCCGGTTCCGTTCAGCGTGACCGACGTGATGCCCGACGTTGCGGCGCGTGCCTTGATGATCGCCAGGTCGACGCCCGTGTCGCCGGCCTTGAAGAATAGCTTTCCGCCGCCCTCGAACTTGAGCAGGTCAGCGCTGATATACAGTTCAGACCCGCTCGATCCGATGTCGTAGTTGGCGCCCTCTTGCACCCAGATCAAATCCGGGTCAACAGCGTTTTGCGTCGTCTGCCCGGACGTGACGCCCTGTGTGGTCGATGCTGGAAGCAAGACCGTATCGTTGCTGAGCGGCACCGCCGACGTCCAGTTGCCCGCCGTTCCCCATGCTCCGGTTCCGCCGCCCCATGCTTGCGTTGCCATATTACTGTACCCCTATCTTGTAAATTGGATATGTGAACACGTCGACGTCGTCCCGTCGCAAGAGCTGTCCGGACGGAGACAGGTAGGCCCTAGTGATCGTTTTCGCGCTCACCGTGTTGAGCAAGTCTAACGTTCCGGCCATGATATACGCCTTCGTGACCGTGTCAGTCGAATTCAAACGGAAGTATCCGCCGGTCCGAAGCGTGGTAATTGCGCCGGACTGATGCGTGGCCTGTCCACCCTGGACGGTGTATTCGGTGATCGTCTGTCCGTTTGTCGTCAGCGACCCGCGCGATACGATGATCTCCGGAATGGTCCCCGCACCTGTGATGCTGAGCGTTTCCGATAGCCCTATCCCGTCGTCAACCCATACGGTCGTTGCCGACCCGGTTAATCCGTTCCAGTTTATTGTCGTCCGTCCTCCGACACACACGATGCCGAGCGTGACGTCGCCAGTCAGAATCAAATGCGCTGCCAACGCGGTATTCGGCGAGTTGACGGTAAACCAGTTCGCAGACTGTACGTCGATGTATACCGTCCCGCTGCCGCCGTGGTAGAATTTATCAAACGATATGGCGGCCTCACTGCCTGACGAGTTGATGTCGCCAAGGAATCCGTCCACCCAAACGCTGTTCATCGTCGCCGTGGATGCGGCGTATCCGGCCAACGCAGCGGCTCCCCACGCACCATCACCAGTGTTTCCGCCGCCGACAGTTGACGCGATAGAGTCGCCCGCCGCCGTCGCGTCTTTTGCCGCGACGACAAGCGTGGTAGCGTTTGACGATATGGCCGTCACCGTCGGATGCACCGTCATGGATGCGCCGTATTCGCCACCCGTGCCGCTCAGATTGATTGCGGCCAGCAAGTTGGCGAGCGATGTTTCCATATCGGTGCCGACGTCGACCTCTCCGTCGGCCGATGGCGCGGCGGGATCGACAAACGTATACGTTTTGACGTCCAGCGTGACCGTGTCGTTAGCGGCGAAGTTTACGCTACCCGCGCTGGTCATCGTCTGCTTGGAACGCTTCGCGCCGAACCCTACCAGACTGGTCGTGACGCTGCTTCCGATGTAGACGTCGTTCGTCGTAATGTCCGGCACGCCGTTCGACCAGTTGCTACCGAGCGTCGCGTCCGTCGTAGTTCCCACCCACGATGTACTACCCATTTCTATTCCCTCCGCAGCCGCCGCCGACCTGAGTAGCCGGCGAGGCGTCCGGTTGTTTGTTCGGCCAGCGGTACCGCTCTAATCGCACGTACTCGCCAGAATGCCTATGCTGTGGACAATGGTTTCGGCGTCTGCGGTTTTTAACGGCCAGACGTGAGCCGTACCAAGCAGGGCAATTGCAAGAGCCGCAGTACGCTTTCCCATTGCGTGCCACCTTCTGATATTCGCACGATCCGCACACGGCCGCTCTAGCTATGACGACGTCGTCCGCAGCCTTTCCGCTGAGTAGTATCCAGAGCATCCGACGCATTCGCGGATAGAGCTGGAGCGTCCAAAGCAGCAGCCTACGCGGAATCCACATGATACGCCCGGACGCGTCCGTGTACCCGTTGCGTGTGCCGAGCGAAAGCTGGTTCAGCAACCACATACACAACGCCAAATCTCGCGGCTGCCACGATGCAACATACACGACCTTGTTCCGTGGCTTCGGATCAGGCGGCGGCGTCGGTGGCGGCGCGGGCTCTCTCGCGTCTTCAAGGATGCTGCGCACCCACTCTTCGGATAACAGAAACCGCTCACGCTTCGACAATGCGAGCGGGTCAGTTGCAGACGTACGAGCTGTCATATTGCAAATCCATATAGGCGCCAACGCACGAACCGACTTCATCGGAAGTCGAGATAAACCCAAGTCCAGAAGACGTAACCTCGTTGTTGACGTACCGCAGGCATGTGACCGGCACGGTGTACCCATCCTCGTCTATGGCAACGTCAGCAAGAGCAATATTGCACGTCGGAAACGTGGGGTCGTAGCGCTTATTCGGGCCGATGAACACGGAGAATCCTTCATAGTCTACGCCTACCGGAAATCCTACGTTTGGTACGCACTGTACGTTGGAAAAATCGCAGACTTCCGCATACGTTCGTGGGTCGTCGACCTCTCGCAGGCACGAACGGAACGACCATCCCCATTCCGTAATCCACTCTTCAGGAACCCAAGGCGCAACGCTGAGTATGCACCTACAGATAACGCCCGACGGATGGCTCTGCGTGTAAAGGCTGGGTATCCGTGACAACCACGAGCCGCACTCGGGCTCCAAGTATCTTTTCGATCGGCAGTATGTTCCTACCCGTACGATCGAACCGTCTACGGAGTCGCAGTCCAGAAACAATGGGCCGGGAGCCAAAGGTCCAACGTGCGCTTTTTGCTCGCACGCCTTTTTTGATACTGCCACGCAATCAGTTATCCGAATATTAGTCGGCTCTCTGCATTGATGCGAATAGCAGCACGCAGGCAAGAACGGGCATTGAACGTCGTATCCTTCGTCGTAAGTGCCAGTGCGCGCCGCTTGCCCTTGATACCAGGTGCTAGTGACTTCCATTCCGCGAAGATCGTACGCATATTGAAGCTCGATCCGTGCCTTTGTGCGAATGCACTCGCTCGGATGTGTGTCTCTCAGTGCAACGAGCTTCGCTGTGCAATCTTCTCCAAGACATTGCTCCTCCGTAAGGCATTCGCCACCGAGTTCAATAGGAGCAATACTATTGAAAAATACTCCATACCCGGAACAGCACCCGCCACGCGGCCTACCCTCTAAATCTGGAACACAAGGCATCTAACACCTCACCACGGATGTCCCGGAAGGTAGCGGCTTGATAGCCCACCGCTCCACCCAGGTAGCGAACCACACGTCGGCAATACGCTCAAGTCGAACTACCGGCGTCTGCGCGTTGAACGACGTACGCACAAGCTGCGTGAAATCGGTTGACTTGAAGTTCGGCGGCAACCATGCCGGCCGCGGCGCTCCGTCCTCCGACCACACCAACCGAGTGATATTGTCATCCGTGACGGACTCGTATTTGAGAAACTGTACGAGCACCATCGACGTTGTTGCAGTCGCCGCCACGAACCCGAAGCGAATCTCTGCCGACGACCCGCCGCCTCGGACCCGCTTGGTCTTGGCCAACGAGAGTCGTCTGCCCGACGCCGTATCTTCGAGCACCAATCCAGGTCCGACGTACAGCCGCTTACGCGCGAGTGCGTCCGTCTCGTTTAGGCGGCTCGCCGATACGCGATTCTTACCCGGCTTGTACGGTCCCTTGCTCATGCGAACGCCCCGACGTAGTTGACCATTTGGCCATAGCTGATGTCGTAGTAGTACTTGTAGCGGGAGAACTGTATCTGCGGTTCGCCGGCCACATCCTCTGTAACGGGCGATTGCTCTCCAGTTTCATTGTCGACGTAGACGTCTTCAATCTCGATGAACCATCCCTCGTCGTTGTCCTCGAAGATCAACTCTACATCCCACAGCCTGCCCTGTGTGGTCATGCCGGGAATCAGGCCGATACGGCTCGAAACGTTCGGTCCTGCAAACTTGAGAGTTCCGGGCGGCCTCGTTAGGAACATGTCGTTGTTTATCGTGTTGCGCTTCGCCAATAGTTCGCTATGCAGATAGGACGGATATTGCCGAAGCGTCCTTGACAACGACATAGAGCCGATCGGGTAGGACACGTCCGCGCCCTGTATTGTGCGGTCCGTATCGTTCGGGCGCTTCAACCCCTTACGTCCGTTGGATGTAGAATTGACCGTATAATATTGCGGGCTATCACTTCCATCCAAGTTGTAGACAAACGGACCTATCGGAGTCCTCACAGCCCTATCTAACGGCTCGCCAGTAATCGGGTCTTCTGTTGCGATGATGTACGTTGCGTTCTTCGTTCCGAATCCCGACTGGTAGCTGAATGACCAGTTGACGTGCGGCTCGAATTCAAAATTGAGTGGCGCCGTGTAGTCAACCCGCACGCGGTAGTTGAGATAGGACAGTCTCGCCTCGACTGTGTACCGATACGAAAACAACCCGGCGCGGTCCTTCGGGTATCCGGACGGATGTAGAGAGCCGAGCGGAACGGCGGAACGACCTAACAGCGTTACGCTACGCAGCACAAAGTCCGCCGGGTCTTCCCGTTGTCCGGAAGCTGGAGCATCGACGACGACGTGAAACAAGCGGCTTGCGTTCGCGCCGTCGCGATCGCTCACCATGTCGCCTTCGCCTGATTCAAGTAGTTCGGTTGCGCTTGCCATTACCTATCCAATACCACTACTGGAACACCCTGACCGGTGAATTGCAGATTGAACGTCTTTTGCAATATCGTAGCTATAGTCTTCGTGTTCTGTGCCGTGTTCTGGATATACTTCGCCGTTTGGATTTTCTGCACTCCGAGCACGCCGCCAGCCTCGATGAATCCCTGCTGTCGTGTTCGCCCGATGATCGACGAACCGCCGACTTTCGCTCCAGCCGCCTCAAGCACGTTCTCGTTGAAGCCGCCCGGACCGGATATGCGATTGCGTGCCCGGCGGTTGAATTCGAGCAGCTTGTCGCCAATCGCGTTGATGAGCCCCATTTGCCTCTTGAACGCTTCCTCTTCGCCGCCAGCTATGAGCGTCTGGAGTTCCTTGATTCGGTCGATGTTAGCCCTCGTGGCCTCCGGGTCCGGTGTCGTGATGAGCTTGAATGGCCCCATTGCGCCCTTTAATACGATCATCGAATCCACAACGGACTTGATCGCTTCGCGGAACCCGAGTTCTATGTTGAGCGACAACGTGCTGAACACGGTGTCGATAGTGCTGGCAATGCTGATAATGTTCTGCCCCAACCACACGAACGCCTTTTTAACTTCTCTCGACATTTCGATGCCGTCCGTGCCGACGTTAAACAGTGCCGTGCTCAGTCCCTCGATAAACGGAGTCAACTGGACCGCGATCTGCGTAGCGAGGCCACGCATGGTTTGCCGTAGCAAAGTGAACGAGTCGTTCATCAATTCGATTTTCGCGGCGTCGATCCCGCTTATGCCGGTGCCGAGTTTCTTCGTCAGCTTCGCGAGTTCTTTCAGCTTGTCGTTGCCGAGCGCGAGAGTATTGACCAACGCGGCGCCCTCGGTGTCGAACAGCTTAACCGCCAGGCGTAGACGATCCGCCGGATTCTGCACCTTCTCCATCGCGTCCGCGATCGCCTGGAACATCTTATCTGGCGACAACTGATTCAATGCTTTCGCGTCGAGCCCGAGTTCTTTGATAGCAGCCTTTGCCTCGCCCGTATCTTTCGCCGCTTCGCTCATTCGGCGGGTCATACGCTGCAAGCCCATTTCCATCGTGCGTATGTCCACCCCGGACAACTCTGCCGCAAGGCGCATGCCCGCGAGCGCCTCGGTCGTTAGGCCGAGTTTCCCCGCAGTCTTGGCGAGTTGATCGGCAAGCGAAGCGCTTTCGCGAATGTAGCTGACGATTCTCGCACCACCGAACACCGCACCCAGTGCAGCACCGATGCCGGAAATCTTCAACGCGAAACGGGCGGACGACCGGGCGAACTTGCCGAGCCGATCCGATGCCCGGTTCATCGTCTTGTTGAACCGGCCCGCGTTCGCGGTCAAGATGATTCTCAGTTTACCGACTGTTGTTGCCATGAGTCATCCACGCAGCCGCCTGCTGCATTACGTTCGTGATCGTTTCCGCACTGACCGGCTCACCCTTCGCTCGCGTTCCGTCTCCGTCCGGAAACAGCATAAACGCAGACATCGGCGGCGGCTTCCCTACAATTGCAGCGATTGTCTGGCAGAGCATTGCGAATCGCATATCCTGCCGTTGGTCGCCCGGCGGGTCGATCTCGAATAACGCCTCCCACCACAGTATTTCGTCCGCATCGAATCGCTCGATTTCCCGTAGCGACTTGCCGAGCACCATCGCGATCCGCATCAACAAGAGCCGATACGGATCGCGTTTCAGTTTTTTGCTTTGCTGTCCTCATCATCGCCAATCAACCCGTGTAGCTTGGCTGCCGCCTGTGCGATCGGCTCCAGCAGTTCCATCGTCTTATTCGACTCGACCCAATCCACCTCGGCATCGGTGAACACACGCACGCCCAGTTCGTCGCAGAGGCAGTGCGTGGTCATAAATGCCGCCGCGTGCAGATTTTCCTCAGTGGAAAGCTCGTCCTCATCGTCATCTCGTTTGGTCATCTTGAGGAATTGGCCAAGCGCCTTTGCCGACATCGGGCGCACGTGCGCCCCCTTCCATTGCGGATGATCCACCGGATCGATCGGCACGTCGTCCGTCCGTCTAACATCTTCGCTCAGCGTCATAGTTCCCTCCGTTTATGGGATTGTCGGCGCCTCGATCAATCGAACGGATACGCTGGCGTTGTGCTTATCCGACGGATCGATACCCGGCCCCATGTTCGTGACGAACCCGCGACACACCCAATGGCTTGCGAACGATGTGCCGAGTTGGTTCGGCATTTCGACTGCATAGTAGTTCGTAGCCCCGGACGACCACTGCTGCGCGATAAGGTTGTGCTGCGTGTTCTGATAGTCGAACGCCATGTCAAAAGAGATCGTCGCGGATCGCGCACCGGCGATGTACACCTTGTGCCCGGTGGACGTGATCGGGGTGACGTCGATTTCGTCGCAGTCAAACGATGACGACACGTTCAACACGTTGCCAATGCTCGTCTGGTTGCTAGTGCTGTAGCTGGTGGCGGTCGCGGCTGAAATGCTTAGGGAAGCATTGAAGCCGGGCTCCGCCGTCAAATTGGTGCTCACTGCCATAACCGTTTCTCCTTACGATGTCGCCTCGTCAACCCAGACGACGAAGTCCTGCACCTTGATATAAACGTACTTGTCGCCGCCCTCGGTATGAGGAACCGTTACGTCAAGCTCGTTTTCCATGAAAATACCCCGAACCGTCTCGCTCCCCCCGGTACCGCTGTACGCGTGCAGAGCTATACGGGTAGCATCCGCGAGCGACACCACCTGCGAATAGGTCGTCGACACACAGTTCAACTGGATGCGTTTAGCGACTAGCCCGGTGGCCCCGTTGATTGCGGGCTGCCTGTCCGCATCGCCGACCACCTGGAGCGTGATATACGGCAACGCCGAATCTTCCGGCGCTTGCCCGCCGCCCCATATCCGCGTGCCCACGGTGTTGGTTGCAGCAGATGCCGCGAGCACCTTGTATGTCGCCTGTTCACCCGCCACGTCGCGCCTCTTTCTCTAACTCATCGCGCAGCTTGGCGACGGCTAGTTTTTCTGCGACCCTCTTCTGAGTGTCCCATGCTGGACGCATGTACGGTTGGGCCGGTCCGATGCCGCGGAAGGCGCCATTCTTGGTGTACCGCGGCTTGGTGCCGTATTCGACGATGTACCCGTGTTGGCCGGCCAGAACGCTGATTCGCCCGCCCTTCGCGTTGAGAACTAGCCGACGCTTACCGGACGCGTCCTTTTTCTTGAGGTATTTGATTCTCGGTCCTACGACGGCTACATACGTCCCGGTGCCGCCGTACCACTTGAATCGCGTCCCTATGGACTTTTTGAGTCCCTCGGTTTCAACCGGAACCCTCGCCCTGGCAGCGACGACGATCGGCCTGGACCCGGCCCGCATCGCCTTCATGAGCACCCTGCGGCCCATTTTGTCGGACAGCTTGTCCAGCTTACGCATCAGGGCCTTGTCGCCCGTCAGGTCGAAGGAAATGGCGATTCGAGCACTACCGGCCATGACGCCCCCTTATAAGAAAAGGCGGACTTTGTAGTAGACTAGTACTCATAGATTGGCGATACTTGTGGTTGATGATTGAGCGAATCGATCCTATCTGCTTCGTCGGCCGCAAGGCACGTATTCTCCGTGCTGGCGAAGGCGCCCTGGACCGGCACCGAAGGCGTGTCCCTAGATCGGCCGGGCCAACCCCAACGTCCATAGAGGCCGAGGATCGCCGCGTACGACGTAACGCATCCGGAAGCGGCGAACCCGAGGTCATCGGATACAGCAGCGACAAAGGGGCGAGACTGTGTGCGATGGTGTTCGATCCGGCCATTTTCACTTAGAGTCGTTCCTTGCAAATCAACTCGGTCACCTTGCCCAGTTCGTTAACGTTGACGGCGGCTAGCACCTCGAATACGCGCGACCCGTAGGTCAGCGTAACGCACTGGTCTATAGCCGACGCATACCGCATGCGGACAATGTGCGTGCCCTCGGAAACGTTCTGTCCCGCAACGATCCTGTCACGCGCCGAGATCGGCTCGATGGACGCCCACCGCGTAGAATTGGTCGCCGACGCCTGGACCCATGATCCGTACGTCGTTTCCTGCGTGGCGGTGATCGTCGAGAGTACCACCCGCTTACGCATCTTTCCGACCATTGTACGCAGATCGCCCATTATGCCTTGAATATCCTGTATGGTGACAAGAGCGACTTCAACGCGAGTTCCAGTTCTTTGGTGATCGTTCCAGTAATCACCGGCTCACGCTGATCGTACATGTGCAGGAGGAGCTGTTGACACGCCGTGATGATCGGTGCGGGTATCGCGCTAGACACTGCGCCGTACCCGGATACATACGTCACCGTCACCGCCTGCCGAATGTAGCGGGTCGTCGGGAAACTCTTGGTGTACGCCTCATACACCCTGCCCGGCTCCCGCTGCGTATCCACCGTGTATTCGGTCGACGCAAGCGTCTGCGAGGTTCCCGCCGTGTCGACGTACGCGATTGACGTCACGGACGATAGCGGCGCATGAGGCAGAATGAATACGCTTGGGAATCCCCAATCGACAATCTGAGTCCATGTCTGATTGATGAACGCACGCCCGGTGTACGCTTCGCACCACTCGCGAGCGGACGCGATCATCGTGTCGATCAGCGTGTCGTCGGTGGCGTCGGTCTGCCGAAGAAACGTCTTGGCCACGGCCGTCGTCATCGGCTCCGCCGCCGGTCCGCTGGTGCGCTTCATGTTGTATTCGTACAGTATCATGTCGCGATCTTCCTCGGTCGCCCGCGTTTCCGTTTGATCGGCGCCACCTCTACCGCGGTACGGTATTCTGCCGGCGCCTCTTCGATCAGTTTCGCAATGCCCCGGCGTTGCAGTTCGATGAACTGCCCCCGCGTGATCCCGTTAGGACCGATCTCAGCGGTAGCACCCGCCTGATAGAACCCGGTCCAGTCGCGGATGAATTCAACTCTCATCGTCGTTCCCCTTTTCTCGCCATTGCTTGACGTGCAGGTGCCGCGGCTGCATGTCCGGGCCCAGCTCTGATACCATCAACTGCAAGTGGCCGATGCGGCATGTCGGGTCGACGTACAACGTCTTTCCCGCCTCACGCCATTGATGCCAGAACCACACGTCGTCATCTAGTCGCCCGTCTTCCCAGCCGCCGTTGTCGTCCGGCTTCGATATGAACCACGGTTTCGGAATGTCCGCCAGCGCAGACACACGAATCATAGTCAAACCAAAATGACCGGAATCGACTTTGATCGGGTTCCCGTCGGTCATCACCGACGTTTCGCCCTTCTTTGTCATCAACGCAGTTTCGACGTCGCCGCGTCGCACCTGCAACGCACACACGGCGTCGATGTCTTTACGCGTGCCCATGACATGCATGAGCTTGTCGACGTGCTTTGCGTGGAACATCGAGTCGAAGTCGATAGCCAGCAGCCAATCAATGCCGGCGTCTACCGCCTGCTCCAATGCTCGTTGCATGCACTGCCCCCAGAATACTCCGTTGAACTGCTGAACCGGAATTCTGAACGGATGCAAGGCGTCGATGATGCACGACCACGAGTCGTTCCACCCGACACGCGGCACGCTCATAATCGCCTGAACCTTTACCAGTGTCTCCGGTTTCGGAGCACCGCCAGGCGCCTTCTTTCCTTGCAGATTCAAGCTCACCGGCAGCGACGCGCAGTCGGTATTCAACGATTCCCACGGCTCGATGCCTGCAATACCGGCCTCCATCATGGCCGTCTCAAGACGCTCGCGGGTAAACAGCGACTTGTGATAGTCGTTGTCGTCCGTTTGTCCGCCCATCGCGTATAGCGGCCATAGCGGGTCTGAGTTGTCCGCAGCCATGATGCCGATCTTGTGCATGTCTGGTACGGCAATGCGGATGCGTCCATTCGGCTTGAGCACGCGCACCCACTCGGCGAGCACCTTAGGCACGTCACGGTGCCCGAAGTGTTCCAGGATGTGGCTCGCGCGTATCTCGTCAACCGTGTTATCATCGTACTTCAACGGATAGGCTTCTCCGCCGAACGCACGGTCGATCGGGATGAAGCCGTCAATCTTGGTGTTCCCCGATCCGATGTTGAGTCTGAGACTCATACTAGACCACTCCTGACAAACAGGAGGTTGACGTTTGTCTTGGCAACCTCCGTGTATCCCTTTTCCGATCCGAGCCTACGCATTGCGTCTATCCCCGCTTGGCACCGTCCGCCCTGCCCGAAGGCGCCTACATCAGGTATGAATGCCGGATCGCTGATATATGGACTGAACTCGATCATCATCACTCTCGGCTGAAACTCAGACAGTCCGGACCAAAGCCAGTAATCCTGTCCGTCGACGTCGATGCAACCAAAGTCCAAATCTCTTGGTGCTCCGTAGAATCGTAGAATATCTGGAAGTGTGTGCCCGTCGACGGATGCGTTGACGCAGTCGACCCTATCGTCGGCGTACCCTCGAAGAATGTCGTAGAGCACTGCATCCTGTTCAATGAGAATGGCATTCCATCCGTCATTGCGAAGCGACTTTGTATTGGATAGCGAAAGTCCATCACCGGCACCCACCTCGAAACACCAACGATTAGTCGTTCCGATCCGATCGAAGATGGCCTTGATCAGGCCGTCCTCGCCGTACTGGCTGTGGATGCTGTACGCCTTGTCGGTAAGCCAAGGCGTACAGCTATCCACCAGTGCCATGTGATTACCCGATCACTACGACATCGTCGCCCATGTCGGTCGTGCTTCCGGGCTGTACGCCGTTGCGGTACAGCGTGCCGATCGCGGTGACTTGGATGGCATCGCTCGCTGCCGTCGTGGCCGGCGTAATGGTCAGCTTGAGGTATCGTTTTCTCGACTTACAGTCGATCAGATACCGCACCTCTTTCGCCGACGTCAGATCCTCGGCCGCCCGCGCAAATCCTGCGTGGAACGTATTGTAGGTCGTCAGGTCGTCAGACTCGGTCAACGCGATCGTCGGTCCGGTTGCGTTGGTGTTCGACTCCGACCCGAACGACATGCGGATTTCCGCATAGTCCGACCGGCCGTCAACCCGCACCAGATCCCAGGTCGCCGTCCGTACCGCCGTAGTGCCGACCGCAGCAGCCGCGATCGGAGCAACTAGGACGGTGTCGATTCCCGTTTGTGCATGGATCATTTTCTCACCATCCTTTCGTTAAGAAGCATCCGTCGACAGGCAAACGATCGGGCCGGGCTGTTCGTCGGCCGCGGTCGCAGTGTAGTTGCCCACGTCGTGGATGTTGATGTCGTACCGATTCGTAGCCTTGACCGCCAACAGATCGTTCTCGAAGGTCGAGACGCTGTTGACTACCGCCGTATCGCTGACCTGGATGGTCGCACCACGCCGGTCGCCAAAGTCGGCGGCGAGGTTAAGGTCGCCGAGGTAGGCGTCGATCTGGTTGACCGCCGTAACCTTCGGGAGCACCTGCGAGAACACCACCGGATAGCCGAGCAGTGTCGGAGGTACGCCAGCCGCGATGTTCGCCGTAGTGTTCCCGCCCGCGGCGTATGCCAGGGCTGAGGCCACCTGCCCCCAGAACGTCTTATGCATGAACCACCGAACGTTCGGGGTGTCGGCGTATTCGGGAAGCAGTCCAACCACGGAGTTGAAGTCCGCCAGAACGTACGCGCCCCAGGTCGAGCCCGTCGCCTGCACCCACTGCCCGGCTCGCTGCGCAACAGTAGCGCCGAGATTGACGAACGCATTCTGTAGCCCAACAATGCCGTTGTAGGTCGACGTGCCGTCGCCGATGAACCCCGCCTGGTCCTCCTTCTTGGCGAACGCCCAAGCTATCTCGGTCATCAACTCGTCTGCCATGCTGATGATGGCGTCCTCGTTCAGCTCGCTCGTGAGCGTTGCGAGAATCATCCACTTCTTGGCGGTGAGTGTGATCTGATCGTGAGTCATGGTCGACTCGGTCCCGGTCGCGTTCTCGCCGACCGCGTAGGCCGTCAGCCCGCCGGTGCGGCGGTTACGCTGCTTGGTGTCCGAACTCATCGGAACGTTGCGAGCGTACTGGCGGAACACACCGTATTGCTCGACCAGCCGGATCAGGTCGCTATCGAACTCGTCAAGGACGAAGACGCCGCTTGACCAGTTGGTGCCCTCGGTATGGACACGGACTTCGATGCCGTGATCCCTGCACCAAAGCTGTGACTGTGGGTGTCCCCGGTACGCGGCGAACGCACGCCCGAACGTGTACGCACGCTTTTCGTGTTCATCGCCGAACAGCTCGCGGGTGTAGCCCCGCAGCTTCCCGTGGCGTTGGCCGGACGGAATCTCGATCCGCGTCCGCTCGACCGGCTGCGTAGCCCGCATCCGCATCTGATCCGGGGCGTCCGGGTTGTCCGTGTGGATGATGCCCGGCTTCGGCTGGCATCGCCGCTCCGGCATGGCGGTAACGTCCGCCACGGTTTGTGCCCGCTCGATGCGGCCCCGTAGACTCTTCAACTCAGCCGTGGCCGCCGCAAACTCGGTGGCCTCGTCCTCGGTCAGGTCGCGGCTTTCCGCCTCGGCCGTGCCGTGGATCTGAGTCAGCTTGTCCTGGGCCTCACCATAGAGCTTTCGTAGCTCGTCAATGGTCATGGTCAGGTTCTCCAAGCCAGACGTGCGCACGCAAAAGGGCGCAAACCGCCTGGCGAAACAAAGAAATAGTTTCGTGCCCTAGCGGTCTGCGCCCGTCTCTAACGTGCGTTGAACCTGCTGTTGCGTCGATTCGCCCGGATACGCCTCGCGTCCAACATCCTCAGCGGACGGCTCACCGACGCCTATTCAGTTGTCAGTTGAAGAGTACACCACTATATCTGGTAGTCAAGCGGTTTTTTCCGCTTTCGCCAATGTGTCGTCGTGCTCGACCATCATCCGGCACAACTGCTGTGCGGTGACGGTAGGATGCCAGCCCAGTACGAGCCCGGCCTTGCGCGGGTTCCCCTCCAGGTGGTCTACCTCGGTCGGCCGCAGATACCGCCTGTCAATGGCGAATACCTTACCAACGTCGAGCCCGGTCTGCTCACAACTCCAGTCTAGCCAGTCACTTACGCGGTTACTCTGCCCGGTGGCGATGACGAAGTCGTCGGCCCGTTCGTGCTGGAGCATCATCCACATGGCCTGGACGTAGTCGCCAGCGAAGCCCCAATCACGCCACGCGTTGATATTCCCCAAATACAGCTTGTCTTGAAGTCCGTATTTTATTCGGTTAACTGCTCGCGTAATCTTTCGCGTTACGAACGTCTCCAGCCGACGAGGCGATTCGTGGTTGAACAGGATTCCGTTACACGCGAACAGCCCGTAGGCTTCCCGGTAGTTGATGACCTGATAGTAGGCGTAGACCTTCGCGCAGGCGTACGGGCTGCGTGGCTTAAACGGGGTGGTCTCTGCCTGCGGCGGCGGGCTGGCACCGAACATCTCGGACGACGACGCCTGATACAGACGTACCTCGTGGCCGGTGGCATCCCGGTAATCGCGGATAGCCTCGAGCAGCCCGATAACGCCCATCGCGATTGTCTCGACCGAATAGATCGGCTGGTCGAAGCTCGTCTTGACGTGCGACTGTGCCGCCAGGTTGTAGACCTCGTCCGGCCGTACCTCGGTCAGCAGCCGCCGCAACCCCATCGGATCGAGCATGTCGCCATAGTGGAGCGTGAACCGCTGGCCCTGGTCGTGCGGGTCGTGGTAGAGGTGCTCGACCCGGTCGGTGTTGAAGCTGGACGACCGGCGAATCACGCCGTGCACGTCGTAGCCTTTGCCCAGTAGGAACTCGGCGAGGTACGATCCGTCCTGCCCGGTAACGCCTGTGATGAGTGCGGTTCTAGCCATCGGAAGCGTCCCTCTTCACCCAATGCTCGCACGTTCCGTTGCTGACCCGTTCACACGGTGGCATCCGGCCCTCCTGGATCGGCAATCTACGTCCACGCATCACATCGATAATATGGGTGAACTTGCCGGATGCGCACATTTCCCATGTGGAGTCTAATCGGTAGTGTCTGCATTCTCTGCACGCCGTCAACATTGCGTCCACGACTCCACCAGCAGCTTGCGGCACGCCGCCAGCCGTGGTCGGAACGCCGGCCTGCAGGACTCACGATACGATTCCATCGACCGTACGGCGCCCGCGAAGTCCCTCGCCTTGATGTCCGTGTCCGGATAGGCCGGGAACGTCACCGGGGACACCTCCAATAGTTGCACCTTCCGGATCGTCCGGATCAGCAGATCGGGATCGTTCCTGTCGGTATCCCATCCATCCTCAAGCACCCGGAACCCGAACGACATCTGCGACACGTCGCCACGTCGAATCGTCTCGACCTGAGCCGACGCCCAGTCCGGCGGGTTGATCTTCACCGCCAGCCCGGTCCGGTCCTCGCGGAGATCCAGCGTGCCCGCCGACTTTCGGCCGAGCACTAGGTTCGTGTCGTGATTCCATAGAGCCCGGATGTCGTCCTTGCCCAACGTGTCGGCAAAGGCGCCCTCCGCGATCTTCTCACGAAACCCCCACATTTCGAGCGACAGCGTCTCGAACACCGCCGCATGCCCTGTGAGTACCGCCTTGTCGCCTTCGTCTACCCGCAATTCGCTCGCTTCGTATGTCCTACGCTCCATCGTTAGAGCCTCCAAAATACATTGCCGTCAATTGGTCCGCCCGTGAATCACGCCATTCGTCGATAAGGGATTGCAACGGCAGTCCGTCGCGCAGCGTCGTCAACGCCATTTCCCGCTGAGAGGAAACGTACCGCGACGCCTCGGTCCCGCCATCATTGCCACTGAACACCACCGGCCAGACAGGAACGAACGCCGCGATAACGTCGTCCTCGAATCGCTGGTAGAACTCACGCACCGCCGCGTCAAGCGCATCGCCCGCGTGCTTCTTGCACAGCCTGGCCAGCCCCGTGGTTTCCTTGTGCAGCAGCCGCCCGAACGTGTCCCGTACCAGAACGGCGCGAGCACCGTCGTCCTCGCTGTCGTCTGGAGGATCGTCCTCTGGCTGGTCCTGGACCGGCTGTTGTGGCTGCATCGGCTCCGGCTGCTGCTCGCCCATGTCCTCTTTGAGCACCTGCATATTGGATTCGACAAGCCGGATGTCACCCTCCGGTCCGATCGGGTTCATGTCCTCCAGCCGCAGGATGTCGTTCGCAGTGAACACGCCCTCGCGCCTCATCTCGCGGTAGAACGCGGTTCGAGCCGCGATGTCGCCACGCAGCAAGGCGTTCGTATTGAACCGGTAGTCCAGCTCCGGACCCAACAGCTTGGCCTCGATCTCTTGCTCCCACCGGTTCAGCCAAGGCATTAACGTGTCGGTCACGAACTCGATCTTCTGGTGTTCGATGTTGCTGAATGTGGCGTTCTCGTTGTCCACCAGCATGTGCGCCGGCACACCGTACCAACGGGCAATCTCACGCACCTGAAAGGTCCGCGTCTCCAGGAACTGAGCGTCGTCGTTAGGTATGCCGATCTGCTTCCAGTCCATGCCCTCTTCGAGAATGGCCGGTCGGTGAGCGTTCGCAACGCCTCGATAACTGTCCTCGAAGTCGCGTCGCAACTGCTGGTGGGCGGTGTCCGACAGCTCGTTCGGATGCGTCAATACCCCGGTGATGGCCGCCCCATTCCCGAAGAATGCGGCCCCGTGCGACTCGGTCGCAAGCGCCAAGCCCATCGACTCGCGGGCCAACGACACAATCGACTTGCCCGCTATACCGTCGCCAAATAGGCGTAGGTGCAGGATGTTCTTCGGCAGGATGTCGAGCGCCTCGTTGGCGTCCACTTGGTAGCGATAGAACAAGCTGTTTGTCTTGTCGCGCAGGATTGTGACATTCTGCGGCGGAAGCGGCCATAGCTCCAACGCACGGCCCGCGTTGTCCTGCACAATCTCGGCGTAGCTGTTGCCCCACAACGCGAGCACAGCCGTCATGTACTCCTTGAAGATGAACGGCGTCTGCTCGCGATTCGGTGTCCGCTTCATCGCAACGGACACCCGGTGCCCCGCCATGCGTTCATGCCCGCCCGTCCCCGCCTCTTTGACCACAGAGCCCGGCAGCTTCGCCACCCCGGTCGCCAGGATGGCAACGGCACGGTATACCGACGAACACGTCAACGCCGTATCAGTGTTCACCGGAACCCCGGCTCGCGACCCCATACCCCACCCGCCGGACGTCCGCATGATCTGCTTGCGTGGTTGTGTCACCCGACGACGCTCAAACAATCTATCTATGAGAGCCATTACCGTGCCCCTTGTGTGTGATGCCGACAACGAAAAGACCGGCCGCCCCGGCGACTATAAACCCCAACGGAGGCCATGCGAGATACGCACCGCAAACGATCGAAAGCAGACTGACAATCTCTACGCAATCGCGGATCATAGACGCCTGAGCCCCCGTGTTTCGTAGACGCTCGTGTTGTTCACTTCGATCATTGCACGCCCCAACGCCATGACCGTCGCAACGACGCCGTCAATCCGTTCGGCCGAACGCTGCTTATCAGGCTTGATGTTCCCCGCCGGGTCGGCCTTGAGAACGACATTCGACACCTGCCAACGCAACACCGGATGTGCCGCGTGCCGTATCTGCTGTGATAGGATCATCCGCTCAAGCAGCTTGGACGGCTCGGAAATGCTGACGTACCCCTGCCGCATCTGCACCATCGCAAAGCCGTCCTCTTCTCCCAGTTGGGTGGCGAGGTGCGTAGCGTTCCATGGGTCGAAAGCGATCTCTTTGATCTTGTACCGCTTCGACAACTCGCCGATTCGACTGCGGATGTAGCGGTAGTCCGTCACGTTGCCGGGCGTCAATTCGATATGCCCCTGCCGTGCCCACGTCAGATACGGAACCCGGTCGCGTCGTTCCCGTTCGTGCGCCTTGTCCTCGGGTATCCAGTAGAACGGCATAACGTCGCACGTCCCATCCGAGTCGACAAACAGCAGTACCAGAGCTGTCGTATCGGTGGTCGTCGCCAGGTCCAAGCCCGCGTAGCACGTCCGCCCCTCACACTTCGCGAGTGGTGCACCGCACGAATCCCAACGGTCCATAGCGATCCATCGGGATTCCTGCTCAGTCCACTGGTCAAGGTACAACCGGCGAAACGTGTTCTCGAAACTGGGAGTCTCTTTCGCCTTCGCGTACTCGGCACGCAGGAACTCCCAGCTTATCGAGTTGCCGAGATTCGGATTGGCGTTCGGCCATAGCGTCTCATCTTCCCAATCCTCGTTAGGCTTGACCTCGTATATAACAGGCAGGAACGCCCGGTCAGGTATGATTCCGTCACGCACCTTGCAGGCGTAATCGTACTTTTCGTAGCAGATCGAGTTGCGGTCGAACCCGGCTGTCGTGATGTGGAACATGAACGGCTGGCGCCGCGCCCCCATGCCGGTCGTCAGTACGTCGATCAGATCCCGATTCGGCTGTGCATGCAGCTCATCATCGAGCACCCAGTGCGGGTTGTATCCGTGCTTGGTATGCGCGTCTGACGAGATCGACTTGTATACCGAGCCACCGACGATGATGGACTTGGTATACACCTCGGACCTGGCAGCCAAATCCGGGTCCGCCTGGTGCATCTTCTTGGCAATGCCAAACGCTAAACTAGCCTGTTCCCGGTCCGCGGCACAACTGATAATCTGGGCGCCAGGCTCG